GTTAGAAAACGAACTCAACACAAAAGGAACAAAGATTATTTTTAATTTAAAACACAATGAGCAAGTTTTAAGTTTTTTATATGATAATGTTTTGGAAACTAAACAGCAAATGGACATTATTGTTAATTCTTATTTAACTAATTTTACAATAACGTCAAATTTAGAGAATGAATTGTATAAAGGAGATGCTGTAAAAATATAATTATGTACAGAGCAATTAATAATATGATGATGTGGAGACCGTCTAGTACAGTCAGTTCTTTATGGAATGACTTACAAGCATACTACACTGCGGATAATACACCTAATGATACTTTAGGTAATCATAATGGAACAATGACTAACGGTACAACTTATGGTACTGGTATTATTAATCAAGGTTTTAGTTTAGATGGGGTTAATGATTATGTATCAATTTTACCAACTTTCGGTTCTTCTTTTTCGGCACCAACTTCTGCTCATTCTTATTCTGCTTGGGTATATAAAACTGTTAATGGTCAAAAATTTATCATTCAGAATGGTAATGTTGGTATGGGAACTTGTATGATTGTTACATCTGGTAATAACTTAGGTATGACCTACCAAGGTGTTACTACTATATTCTCTTCACCATCAGGAGGTTTTATAACTCTAAATACTTGGATTCATTGTGCAATGACTTACGATGGTGCTGGAAATGTTAATCTTTATAAAAATGGGGTAAATGTTGGTTCAAGTTCTATTTCTTGGACTGACGGAACAGGTACTTCAAGCACTTATCTAGGTACTTACTTAGGCACAAGTAACTACTTCAATGGTTTAATTGATGAAGTAGGCATTTGGGATAGAGAACTAACACAATCAGAAGTAACAGAATTATACAACTCAGGTTCAGGAAAACAATACCCAACAGGTATAGATGCGTTTTGGAGTGGAGCGTTATCATATTTTAAAGCTAATAATACAGCTTATGATGAAATAGCTGGTTATACTGGAACTCTTAATAACGGAACAACTTATGATACAGGTATAATAGATTCAGCGTTTTCATTCGATAGAAGTTTAACTCAAAGTATAACTACTACATCACCTTCACATAATTTTGCCACAGATACAACGTATAATATGTGGATTAAACCATCTTCTCTACCTGGATTCTGTATGTTTTTACATATACCTTCAGGAACACAAGGACCTGGGATTGGTTTAAGACCTGGTGGAAATTTAACATTCTTTAGAGCTTCAGTTAATAATGATTTAAAAAGTGGTATAACTATATCTACTGGTGTATGGCAAATGATTACTATTGTATATAGAAGTGGCGGTTCAAATAATGTTGATTTTTATGTAAATGGTTCTCTTTTACACACAGGAAGTCTATCAGTTGGAGCTGCAGGTGGCAGTAATATGTATATAGGTTCTAATGGTGCTACTAATGGTGTTTATGATGGGTTGATAGATGAAGTGAGTATTTGGGATAGTGCTTTATCTCCTTCAAAAATATCACAATTATATAATTCAACAGTAGGTTTACAGTATCCAAATGGTAATGGGATAGATGCAGTATGGGATGATTTACAAGCCTACTATACAGCAGATAATACTCCTAACGATGCAATAGGTAGCAATAACGGAACGCTTGTTAACGGTGCTACTTATGGTACAGGTATCATTAATCAAGGGTTTAGCTTAGATGGTGTTAATGATTATGTTGACATGGGTAACGTATTAGATTTTGATGGTACAACTCCTTTTAGCTTTAATTTTTGGATAAATACATCTACTTCGTCTTTTAGATATTTATTTTCTAAAAGACGGTCAACAGGAGATTTTACAGGTTATTCAATAATGATAAATGCTGATAATACTATTGAATTTCAACTCGCACATGACACTATATCTGACAGAATTAGATGTAATTCAATAGACACTTATACAACTTCAACTTTATCTATGATAACAGTTAGTTATGATGGTACTCAACTTGCATCAGGAATAACAATAGATATTAATAATACCTCATCTTCAATAAACACTAGAAGTGATGGCTTAGTTTCTTCTATATCAAATATAGAAACTTTTAAGGTCGGAGCATTGGGTTCTGGTAATTATTTTGGAGGGGTTGTAGATGAAATAGGTATATGGAATAGAGTTCTTACACCAAGTGAAAAAACAGAATTATATAACGGTGGTTCAGCATTACAATATTCATAAATAAATAAATAAAAATGGGATACGCAATTAAACCAATAGAAGAATTAGAAACGTTTGACTACTCACTTTGTAGTGGTTATTCAACAAAGGACACAGTAAGAAAGTCTTTAGACGGACAATTCTTTTTAGTTGAGGGAGAAACTTTCACAGATTTCACACACGCTGAAATATTAGTTGAAATGGCAAAACCTAATTGGACTGAACAAGAGATATAATGGAAACTTTATTTAAGGAAATAGCAAAATACAATCTTAGCGGATGGATGATATTCATTCTTCTGCTAATTTTTGTTGTTTCATATTTTTACAAGAAACCTATATCAGAACTATTAATTAAGTTTAAGTCTAAAAAAGACAGAAATATTAAAGACTTAATTAATCATGACTTATTCAACACTTTGCAACGTGTTAAATTAGAAGTTAAAAACATGAGGTTTTATTCACATGGTAAATACGATGCTGTAAAAACTAAGATGTGTTATGATTTTACTAATTTTAAATCTGAGGTATGTTACCAACGATTTGAAGAGTTATTAGAGATAAACTTAGATATAATGAATGTTGATGAGTTAAAGTCTTTAATGCTTAAAGAAATGAATGAAATGCACGTTGATTATGTTGAAAAAATTACTACACATTGGTTAAGTAAAGGCTTAGATGTTGACGATGTAGACTACATTGTTGAATTATTTGAACGTTTTCGGTTTGATGTGGTTCAAAGTTTTGCCAATAGAATAGATGCTATTTTTTCAGCTTCATATCACGATACTAATTTTAAACGTGTGTTAGCTTGTTTTGATATGTTTGCTATGGGGGTTGACTTGTTACCAAAAGATATGCAGACTACATTCGAGTCTTTAAATGGTAGGTTTACAATTTTAAGTTACAAATGAAAACAGGAGATATAATAGCATGTAAAGGTAATAGATTATTAAGTAAGTTAATAATGAAATTTACCAATAGCAAGTACAGTCATGTATCAGTAGCGGTTAATATTAATGGTGATGTTTATATTGCAGAGATGCAAAAAGAAGGTTGCATTCTAATTGCTTATGATAATTGGCAAAAGAAATACAATTATACTTATGAAGTATATGAACCGTTTGATAGAGTTAGATTATCCGAGATACTTTCTGTATCAGGAGTAGTTAGATATGATAGAGTATCATTGCTTATTCGTCAACCAATTAAGATAATCAGAGAGAAAATTTTTGGTAAGAAGTTGACTTTAGATAAGCATAAAGATGAAACAAGTAAAATGACTTGTTCAGAATATGTTGCGTGGTTATATAGGTTTGATAACTTTCAGGATTATACTCCTGATGATGTTGTTAAAGAATGTATAAAAATGGAGTGGAAAAAAACATAAATTAAAAAAAATCCTAATTAGTTCAGGAAAAAATTTTGTATCTTATCTTTAATACTTATATGCTTAAGATAAGATACATTATGAAATTTATAAAATCAATAATTCAAAACCAAGATCCTCAAAAACACTTTTTAGGATTTGTATCAATAGATGATTTCATTTCATCATTTTTAAAATTTAAACACTGGAGTTTTACATCAACATTTGCTATAACAGGAGGTTTAACAACTTTTATTACAGGATATGTTTGGGATTCTTATCAAGCAGTTTATACTTTATATGCTTTAATGATTGGAGATTGGATTACAGGTATTATAAAATCTATGAGCTCTGGCAACTTTGAATCTTATAAAATACTAAGAATGCCTTTATTTTTTTTAGCTACCACATTTATATTAAGCATCAGTTGGTGGATGGCAAAATCTAATATGCTATTTTATCTTCTTCCTGGCTTAGTAATGACAGGGTTATATAGTGTTTACTTTGTATCTTTATTAGAAAATTTAGGTGAAATAGGGTTTCTTCCTAAATCATTAGTAAGTACACTTAGAAAGAGATTTGGTTTAAAGGCCCTTATTGATATGACAAAAACAAAAGCTGATGAAAAAGAAAAGTAAATACTTTAATGAACTTTTTTATTTAATTAGAAACATATCAAGAGAAACACTTAAGAAAAAAGTTAATGGTATTAGAGAGTGGAGTAGAACTTCATTAACTATGTTTAGTGCTTGGATTCTTGTAGTTTTTATGGTTATATTTGACCTGTACAAAGAAGGATTCCGTTATGATGTATTTGTTACAATGTGTGGAGTTGCTTTAGGTACAAAAGTTACAGATGCTTACTCAAAGAAACTAAACAAAAATGAAAGTACTATTAATTAGTCTATTGTTAATTATTTCCTCATGTAGGAGTCCTGAGAAGTTATACAACCTTGCTATAAAAAGAGGTATGACTGTAGAGAATGACTCTATTCCAATTAAAATTGCATTCCTTGATTCCACAGTAATCCATTATAAGGATAGCACTATAACAAGCTACAAGATTAACTACAAGGATTCAATCATCTTTAAGACGGTAGTGAACTTTCCCAAATCTAAAGTTGAGGTCAGGCAAGAAGAAAAAACTAAGCGTAAAGCAATTGACGTTGCTGGAGAAGTAAAAGTAGCTAAAGAAAAAACTAAGCGTGTAGAGGTACGTAAAGCAGCAAAAATAGAAGTTAAAACAATCAAATCTCAGTCTAGCTGGTGGAAGTTTTGGTTAGGATTCATTTTAGGTTTAATTGTTTATTTTCTTATTATTAACTTAGCAAATAAAATACAAAAACTATTATGAATACTTTAGACACATCAAAAATTTTTCAAGCCCTTTTAAATACTAAAGAATATCTTAGAGAAGCTACATCAAAAAAACAAATTGTATTACATCATACTGCAGGATCATCTTCAGCAAAAAACGTAGCTACAGAATGGAACCGTGACAAAAGAGGTAGAATAGCAACTTGTGTATTGATCTCAGGAAAAGGTGCAAAAAATTCATATGATGGTGAAATTGTACAATGTTTTTCATCAAAATATTGGGCATATCATTTAGGAGTTAAATCTGAAGTTTTTAAAGCTAAAGGTTTATCTTGGAAAAACTTGGATAAATTATCAATTGGGATAGAAATATGTAACTGGGGACAGTTAGAAAAAAGAGGCAGTAAATTTTACAATTACGTAGATAGTGAGGTTCCTTTAGAAGAGGTCTGTGAATTAGATATAGCTTATAAAGGACATAAGTATTTTCATGCATATACAGATGCTCAAATAGAATCAGTAAAACAATTACTTATTTTTTGGAAAATAAACTATGGAATTGATATTACATATAAGCCTGAAAATATGTGGCAGGTCTCAACAGAAGCTCTTAAAGGATTATCAGGCTTATATTCCCATAATTCATATAGGAAAGATAAAATAGATGTAAGTCCTCAGCCTAAATTAATTAAAATGTTAAAAAGACTTTAATTTAAATAAATTTTACAATAATGAACCTAGACTGATAATCTAGGTTTTTTTGTTTAAACTCTTTTGGTTTAAACTTAATTTGTATATTTGTTTAAATTAAAAATAAAACCAATGGAAAATTTAAAAGATGATGTTGAATTAACACAAGAAGAGTTAACAGCTAGAAAAGATGAGATGATGGGTTTTTATACAGAATCAATGCCTTATTTAGAAGCTCAATTAAAGTATGAGGAAACTCTTTTAAAGATTGATGAAGCAAGATTCAAAAGAGCAAGTGTTCAAATACAATATGCAATGCTTATTCAAAAGTCAAAAGAAGAAAGTAAACCAGAACAAGAATTTGAAACCAAAACTAAAAAGTGATTATGGCTATAGTAAATAGAGTTCAGAAAAATGCTCTTATGTCTAAGTCTAATATTGTTAAATTTCAAATACTCACTCATTGTTATTTAAAAGGGATTATGATAAGTGAGTCTGATCTTAGTTGTTTAACAATGTTATGTATAACAGGTAGTATTGAGCTAAGTCATTTTTGTAATGATATATCATCGGATGATGATGCAATATTTAAGTCACCACAAACAGTAAGGAATTCAATTAACAAGGCAAAAAAAATTGGATTAGTTGTAACAGATGCTTTAAATAAAAAGGTTATATCTATTAACCCTAGTTTAAAGATTCAAACAGAAGGTGATGTACTTTTAGATTATAAATTTTTAGGCAGATGATTCCAAAAAAACCCAAAGATTTATATAAAGATGTTTCTGAAGATTTAGATGTATCAGAAACACTTGTAGATAATTTTATGACTTTTTATTATAAAGATTTAAGAAAAAACCTTTCAAGTTTATCACATACAAAAATAAATATAGATGGTTTAGGTGTAATGCATGTAAAAGCTAAAACAATAAGATCTTTAATAGTTTCTTTATCAGAAAAACTTGAAAGGATTGGTACAAATACTTTTTCTAAATACTTTAATAGAAAAAAAATAGAATCACGGCTGGAGTTGATTAAAGAGATGCATGAAAAATTAGAACAAGACAAATTGAAAAAACAAATTTTTATTAAAAATAAAAAAAATGAAGGAGGAGAATAAAGTAAAAAAGATCTGGAAAAATAGAAAACTTATAATGGAAGGTATTACTAATACCATATTACGTGATAAGTTTGTAGAAAAGGTTGCTGAAGAAAGAAGTAAAATATGCAACGCTTGTCCTAGAAAAGATATTGAAGGTGATTCGTGTTTAGTTAAAGGTACTGCACCTTGTTGTAATTTGTGTGGGTGCTCTTTAAAGTTTAAGTTAAGATCGCTATCATCTGAATGTCCAGACTTAAGATGGGGTTCTCATATTTCAGAAGAAGATGAGGATAAGTTGAATGCTTTAGAAGATTAGAAATAATGTGGTCAGACATTTCAGATTTAGGTATAGAATCATCAGATGAACTTTCAAAGGATCATATATTAAGAGACTTACAAATACGTAATACTTTATCTTTATTAGAATGGTTATATGATTCTAATAAAGTTAATGATAATGAATACACAACTCTTCAGGATATGATTAAGTCTTCTGATAAAGGTAACTTTAGTATTGCAATGGAAATAATTAAAATTAAAAAAGGTTAAAATGAGTATAGTATTTAATGCAAAGGATCATTCATATAATAATATTGACCCTAATGACAATATAAAATGGACAAGTGTAACAACACTTATTTCAAAGTTTAAGTTACCTTTTGAGCAAAAAAAGATTGCTACATCTGTATCAAAAAAGAAAAGTTCTAAGTGGTACGGAATGACACCTGAAGAGATTATAACCATTTGGGAAAATGAAGCTCTTAGAGCTACTACTGTGGGTACATACTATCATAACCAAAGAGAAGCTGACATATGTAGTTTTGCTTCAATGGATATTGAAGGAACAACCATTCCTGTAATAGTACCATTGCCTGAAAAAGATGGTTTAAAATATGCACCTTCACAAAAGCTAACAGATGGTGTTTATCCTGAACATTTGGTTTATTTAAAATCTGCAGGTATCTGTGGTCAGGGTGATTTAATTGAAGTAGTTAATGGTTATATAAATATTATTGATTACAAGACAAATAAGAAAATTGAAAAAGAATCATATAAAGACTGGGAAGGTATTTCTAAAAAAATGTTAGCCCCTATTGGTCATTTAGATGATTGTAATTTTAATCACTATTCTTTACAATTGAGTATTTATATGTATATTATGATTAAGCATAATCATAGATTAAAACCAGGAAAAATGCTTATTCACCATATAGAATTTGAAACTGAAGGTGAAGATAAATATGGTTATCCTATAAATAAATATGATGTAAATGGTGATCCGGTAGTAACTTCTGTAACACCTATGGAGATTCCTTATTTAAAGGATGAAGTTATCTCAATTATTAAAAGTCTACAAGCATGATTATAAAACTTTTTGATATAAAAAATGGAGCTGTGATTCCTAGTGAACATTGTTATACACTAAAAACTTTGAAAAGCATTATGGATAAGTATTCTGAAGATTATTTAAAAATCTATCAGTACTTATTTTATATGACTTGTCCTAATCCTGATTTAAATCCTTTTTTTCATACACCTTTGATGGATAAGGAGGATTTAATTCTTGAAGAGATAGAAGCACCTTTTAGCACAGAAGATGACTTAATAAGAAATGCTTTAAAGTTTTGTGAAGATCTTTATGAAACACCAACTTCTAGAGCTTATAACGGTATTAAAATAGCTCTTGATAGAATGGGTAGATATTTATCCACTACTCAGATCACTGATGGTAAAGATGGTAATATTAATCAAATACGTGCTATGGCAAAAGATTTTGATGCAATAAGACAATCTTTTAAAGGAGTTTATAAAGACTTAAAAGATGAGCAAGAAAGTAAAGTACGTGGCGGTATTGGAATGGCTTATGATCAATAATTATGGCAGGAGGAATAAATTATTCAGAGATACCTACATGGAAAGATGGTGTAGAAATAACTACTAGTTTTGATACTAGAGAGGAGTTTTATGATTACATTTTTGAAAAGGTTTTTAAAATCCCTGGTGAATATGGTTTTAATGAAACTACAAATAAGCTTTTTAATGCGGAAGCTCAAAACTTTAATAAGAATAAAGTTTACTGTACTGCACCTTTTAAGTCAAAAGACTTTATTCACTATTGGGATAGTAATAAAGAAAAGTGTAGAAAAGGTTACTTAATAATTGAAGGTGATAATCATTGGTTTTTAACTAGAGATTATTATATGTGGTTGAATTACCTTCCTATTTTTGACAAAGAAGAACAAGATTTCGGGTTTGCAAAAATAAGAGATGCACAATATCATATGGCTTTGTATGAATTGCTTGCAGAATTAAATTATGAACATGCTGTAATATTAAAAAAAAGACAAATTGCTTCTTCATATTTTCACGCAGCAAAACTTATAAATCAAGTATGGTTTGAAAAAGGTGTTACTTTAAAGATGGGTGCTAGCCTTAAAGATTATATCAATGAGAAAGGAACCTGGAAATTTTTAGATGAGTATGCTTCTTTTTTAAATGAGCATACAGCTTGGTATAGACCTATGAATCCTAATAAGGTTATGATGTGGCAACAAAAGATTGAAACCAGGCAAGATAATAGAAAATTAGAAAAAGGTCTTAAAGGTACTATTCAAGGAATGTCTTTTGAAAAAGATCCAACAAATGGTGTTGGGGGTCCTGTAAAATACTTCTTCCATGAGGAAGCAGGTATTGCTCCTAAAATGGATGTTACTTTTGGGTATATTAAACCAGCATTAAAGTCTGGGATGATTACAACCGGATTATTTATAGCGGCAGGCTCAGTAGGTGATCTTGATCAATGTGTTCCTTTAAAAAATATGCTTCTTAATCCTGAATCGAATCAAATATATGCAGTTGAAACTGACTTACTTGATAAAAAAAATACATTAGGTAAAACTGGTCTATTTATACCTGAACAATGGTCAATGCCTCCACATATAGATAAGTATGGTAATTCACTTGTAAATAAAGCTTTAGAAGCTTTAAATGAATATTTTGAGAAGATTAAAAAAGAAATGGAACCCGCTGATTATCAACTTGAGATATCTCAGCATCCAAGAAATATAGAAGAAGCTTTTGCTTTTAGAAAAGAATCTAAGTTTCCAGCACATCTTGTAAATGCACAATTAAAAAGAGTTGAAGATAAACTATATCCTTACCAACTACTTGAATTGTCTAGAGATGCCAGTGGAAAATTAATAGCTAAAGAATCTAATAAGTTACCAATAAGGGAGTTTCCGATATCAAAGAAAACTGAAGATAAAACTGGTTGTCTAGTTGTCTGGGAAAAACCAGTTCCTGATCCTAGCTTTGGAATGTACTATGCTAGTATTGACCCGGTTGCGGAGGGAAAGACTACAACTTCTGATTCACTATGTTCAATTTATGTTATGAAAGCGCCTATTGAGGTTACTAAAGTAACTGTTGGAGAAGCTAAAACACATGTTGAAGAAAGTAAAATTGTTGCTGCTTGGTGTGGTAGATTTGATGATATAAACAAAACACATGAAAGGCTTGAATTAATAATTGAATGGTACAATGCAAGAACTGTTGTTGAAAACAATATATCTCAGTTTATTAATTATATGATCTTTAAGAAGAAGCAACGCTATCTTGTACCAAGAACTGACATTCTTTTTTTAAAAGACTTAGGTGCAAATGCAAGTGTACATCAAGAATATGGTTGGAGAAATACAGGTACATTGTTTAAAAATCACATGATCAGTTATGCAATTGAATTTCTTAGAGATGAGCTTGATACAATTACAAAAGAGGATGGTACAGTTGTTAAGATCAGATATGGTATTGAAAGAATACCTGATCCAATGTTACTAAAAGAAATGCAAGCTTATGTAGATGGTTTAAATGTGGATAGGTTGGTGGCTTTTTCTGCTTTAGTTTCTTTCTTGAAAATATTGGAAGCAAACATAGGTTATCAGAAAAGAGTGGTACATGACGAAGCAAGTAAAAACTTGCAAAAGTCTGAAAATTTATATAAATTAAATAAGAGTCCATTTAAACATATGGGTAGTGCCAAAGGTCTTAATAAACAAGGAATGAAGAGATCAGCATTTAAAAATTTAAAATAAAATTTATGCAAGTATTGAATGCTTTACAAATGAAGAATGGAGCTAAAACTAAAGAAAATAGAGTTGGTTCAATTACTCAACCATTACAGTTTATCTCTAAAAAAGATAAAGACCAGGAATGGGCTGCATGGAATATAGATTGGTTAGAGTGGAATGGTTTAAAACAACTGTCTCATAATGCACGCAGACTTCAGAAAAATTATAAACTAGCAAAAGGTGTAATTGATAAATCAGATTATATTGTTGAGGAAGATCAAGAATATGCAGATGTGATTGATTTACTTACAGCTGAAGATGAATCAGCATTAGAATTAAAATTTTACCCAATAATACCAAATGTGGTAAATGTATTGACATCAGAGTTTGCAAAAAGGTCAAGTAAAATGACTTACAAAACTGTTGATGAATTTTCATACAATGAAATGCTTGAGAAAAAAAGACAAATGATTGAGGATACTTTAGTTCAAGATGCTCAAATGAAAATCATGGGTTCTTTAGTTGAACAAGGTCTTGATCCAGAAGATGAGGAATTCAAAGCTGAGTTAAATCCTGAAAAAATTAAAACACTTCCTGAGATTGAATCATTCTTCAAAAAAGATTATAGATCTACTGTAGAACAATGGGCATCTCACCAACATGAAGTGGATGTTGAAAGATTCAAAATGGATGAACTTGAAGAAAGAGGCTTTAAAGATATGCTTATTACTGATAGAGAATTCTGGCATCTAAGAATGATGGAAGATGATTATGAAGTAGAATTATGGAATCCTCTACTTACATTTTATCATAAATCCCCAGATGCTCGTTATATATCTCAATCTAATTATGTTGGTAAAACAGATATGTTTAGTGTTGCAGATATCATTGATAAGTATGGTTATTTAATGACTGAAGATCAACTTGAGTCGTTGGAAGCAATTTATCCTATAAAAGCTGCAGGTTTTAATATTGGTGGTCAACAAAATGATGGATCATTTTATGATAGTACTAAATCACATGAGTGGAATACTACAGGTCCTTCTTTAGCAATGAGACAATACACATCAATGCAAAATTCTGTTAGTGATCCTAATGATGTTATAAGTCAAATACTAAGTCAAGGTGAAGACTATAATACTAAAAATCATAATAACTTATTAAGAGTAAGTACTGTTTATTGGAAATCACAAAGAAAACTTGGACACCTAACAAAGATAAAAGACAACGGAGAAGTAATCACTGATATTGTAACGGAAGACTATAAAGTTACAGACAATCCTGTATATGATACAAGGTTGTTTAAAAACAGAACATCTGAAAACTTAGTTGCTGGTGAACATATAAGTTGGATTTGGATAAATGAAGTTTGGGGAGGTATTAAAATAGGTCCTAACATGCCTTCATATTGTGGAATGAATTCTCCAGGTGGTTTTAACCCAATATATATTGGAATTGACAGTAAAGAAGTTGGTCCACTTAAGTTCCAATTTAAAGGAGATAATTCATTGTATGGTTGTAAACTTCCTGTAGAAGGGGCTATATTTTCTGATAGAAATACAAAATCTACAGCTCTTGTTGATTTAATGAAACCTTTTCAAATAGGTTTTAATATTGTAAATAATCAGATAGCTGATATTTTAGTTGATGAGTTGGGTACAATTATTATGTTAGATCAAAACACATTACCAAGACATTCATTAGGTGAAGACTGGGGTAAAGGAAATTTATCTAAAGCATACGTTGCAATGAAAAACTTTGGAATGCTTCCTTTAGATACAAGTATTGCCAACACAGAAAATGCTTTAAATTTCAACCATTTTCAAAAACTTGATCTTGAACAAACTAATAGATTAATGTCAAGAATTCAACTAGGTAACTATTTTAAACAACAAGCATATGAAGTAGTAGGTGTTTCCCCTCAACGAATGGGTCAACAAATATCACAGGAAACTGCAACAGGTGTAGAGCAAGCTGTTAATTCATCATATGCTCAAACAGAAACTTATTTCATACAGCATTGTGATTATTTAATGCCTAGAGTTCATCAAATGAGAACAGATTTAGCTCAGTATTATCATTCAACTAAACCGAGTATGCGTTTACAGTATATGACTTCTGCTGAAGAAAAAGTTAATTTTCAATTAAATGGTACAGACTTGTTGTTAAGAGATCTTAATATTTATGTTACAACTAAAGCTAACTATAGATCTGTACTTGAGCAAATGAAACAACTTGCTGTTAATAATAACACAACTGGTGCATCTGTTTATGATCTTGGTAAAATTATACAATCAGATAGTATTGCAGACTTAAATTCTAGTCTTAAAGATTCAGAACAAAAAATACAACAGTCTAAACAAGCAGAAATGCAACAACAGCAGCAAATGCAACAAGAAGCTATTGCTGCAAAAGCTGAAGAAGAAAAACTTAAAAGAAATCATGAAGATATTCGTGATGAGAAAAATAGACAGCGTGATATTTTAGTTGCTGAAATAAGAGCTGCAGGTTATGGTTCTGGACAAGATGTTAATAATAATCAGATTTCCGATTATCAAGATGCAATGAAAGATATACGTCAAGGTGAACAATATCAATCTCAAAACCAACTTGAGAGAGAGAAAGAAAATAACAAATTGAGAATGCATCAAGATAAAAACAATATTGAAAGAGAAAAAATTAATGCTCAAAAAGAGATAGCTGACAAACAGTTACAAATAGCTAGAACTAACAAAAACAAGTATGATGTAAAACAACCAAAGAAAGATAGTAAATAGTTAGCCATATAGTGCAGAAATTACATCTTAATAATTATATTTTTTTAAATTTTTGAAGTTTATTTACAATCAATTTTATATATTAATAATAAGTCACACATAAAAACCAACATTATGCATAAGGATGAAATAGAAAAAAAAGGAGCTGATACAACAACGGTTGATCAGGTTGACATTGATTTAGACAGTTTATTTGGATCACCAGGAGCTGAAAGCGTATTATTACCTGAAAAAGAAGGTGAAAATGAAAAACCTAAAAACGTTTTTACAAAACAAGAAACTGAGTTAGATTTTCTTGATGGTAGAAGTAAAGAAAGTGTTAAAACAAATGAGGAGCTTGATGAAGCTAAAGATAGTGTTAACACATCTGAAGTAATAGATGAGTTAGACACTCTTATTACAGAGCAAGAAGAAGGTTCTAAAACTAAAGGTAGATCTAAAGTAAATAAAGATGCTTTACATGATTTAGCAACAAAGATGATTGAAGAAGGTTCTTTGTTTGCTTTTGATGATGATAAACCATTAGAAGAATACACTACTAAGGATTTTAGAGAATTGTTTGAAGCTAACTTTCAGGAAAGAGAAGCTAATATTAAGGCTAATGTTCCTAAAGAGTTCTTTGATGCATTACCAAATGAATTACAAGCAGCTGCAAAATATGTAGCAGATGGTGGTCAAGATTTAAAAGGACTATTTAAAACTTTAGCTCAAGTGGAAGAAGTTATGGATTTAGATCCTGCAAATACAGATCATCAAGCTGAGATAGCAAGGCAATATTTGTATGCAACTAATTTTGGTACAGCGGAAGAAATAGAAGCTGAAATTGAAGATTGGGCTGATTTAGATAGGTTAGAGCAAAAAGCTAATCAATTTAAACCTAAGTTAGATAAAATGCAAGAATCAATTGTTCAGCAAAAACTTGCTAAACAAGAAGAATCTAAAGTTAAACAACAAGAAGCTGCTAAAAAATATACAGATAATGTATATAATACACTTGTAACTGGGGAATTAGATGGGGTTAAACTTGACAAAAAAACACAGAGTATGTTATACTCTGGATTAGTTCAGCCAAACTATCCTTCAATATCAGGAAAGAATACCAATTTGCTTGGACATCTTTTAGAGAAGTATCAGTTTACTGAACCGAGACATGATCTTATTGCAGAGGCTTTATGGTTATTGTCAGATCCAGATGGGTATAAAGGTAAAATTCGTGCAAAAGGTAGTCAAGAAGTTACTGAAAAAACAGTAAGAATGTTGAAAACTGAAGAGGGTAGAAAGATTACATCTTCTTCACAACAGGAGTCTTCTAATAATAGAGCACCTGTAAGTAAACCTACTAGAACTGTTTCTAGAAATTCTAGAAATATATTTAATAGATAATTGAATAGTTAAATAAATAAAACAAAAATGAGTACACCAGTTTTAAACAACGGTATCTTTTTGCGTGATACAGCATATAATGCTACATCACACATTGATTCTTACCATTTGCAAAATATGTTGAAAGACTCTCAACCTACAGACATGGGTCCTGTAGATCTTTGGGCTATGGCTCAAAAAGTTGAGATGCCTCTTTATCAATTATCAAGCTTTGGTGGTAAAAATATAATCAATGTTGATAATGCACGTGGAGAGTACAAATGGCAAACACCATTAAGTATTGATCTTCCTTATATTGTTGAGGATATTGAACCAGCTAATACTTCTAAAGGTATTGACGGAACAACATTTAAGATTAAGTTAAACAAACGTGAGTTTGGTCATGGTGACATGATTACTTATGATAAATACAATGGAGTTGAGCTTTTTATTACAGCAGAAGATATCTTACCAGTAGGTGATGGATTTATCTATACTGTACAATTAGTAAACAACGACAATTACAAGTATTTAGAATCTGCTTATTTAGCAAATGGTACTAAGTTCTTCAGAAAAGGTTCTGCAAGAGGTGAGTATGGAGAAAGATTCTCTGATATCTCAACTAGTGCTGGATACCGTGAATTCTACAATCACGTAGGTGGAGCTGAAGCACACGTTCATTACTCAGTTTCTTCTAGAGCTGATTTAATGATCAAAGGTGGAATGAATGCTGACGGAACTGTTCCTGTTACTGAGATCTGGAGAAACTTTGATAAAAACATTGATCCTTCTGTTTCATCTTTAGATGATATGGTTAAGACAATGGGTAAAGACAAAGTGAAAAAAGCTTTTGATAATGGTGATTTATCTAGAACTTTCTTAACTAACCTTGAAGCTGCGCATCTTTCTAAGATTGCTACAGATATTGAGACTTACCTTATGTGGGGTCATGGTGGTAAAGTTAAGCAAGATGGGCCAGATGATATTAGATTATCAGTAGGTTTATGGAAGCAGTTAGACAACTCATTCAAAAGAGTATATAACAAAAATAACTTCACTTTAGATTTATTTAGAGGAGAATTATATAACTTCTTCAACGGTAAAGTTGAATTCCAAGGGCCAGACCCAAAACGTTCTTTAGTTGTTCAAACTGGAATGGGTGGAATGAAAATGGTAAATGAAGCTATTAAACAAGAAGCAGTATCTTCAGGTTTATTAATTCAAGCTTCTGATATCGGTGCAATCACTGGTAAAGGAATGGACTTGAACTTTGGTTTCTCTTACACATCTTATGTAATTCCTTTCTTAGCAAATGTTAAGTTTGTATTGAATCCTGCATTTGATAATGTTCATACAAATGATGTTGAAAACCCAATCGTTGATGGTTTCCCTTTATCATCTTACTCTTTTGTTATATTTGATGTAACAGACAATGTAAATGACAATATCTATATGTTAAAATTATCTTGGGATAACCAATTAAAATGGTTCTACCAAAATGGTACTATGGATTATATGGGTAGATCACAAGGTTTTGCATCTTCTGGAAACTTCAATGGATACAGAGTTATGATGTCACAAACTATGCCTGCTATCTGGGTTAAGGATCCAACTAAAGTATTGAAAATTGTAATGAGAAATCCAATTACTGGAGGTTCATTCTAAGTATATATTTACAAAATAAAAAGAGGAGCTTTATAGTTCCTCTTTTTTTCTTAAATTCACATAAAATTTTTTAAAACCAACAAAAAATGGAATTAACACAAACACAATTATTAAGCGGGACTAAAGCTAAAATAGCTATTAAACCGTACTTTGATGGGTCAGCATCAAACATGGGTCTTGAGAATTATGGTATTTCTCTATTTGACGGAGTTACTCACATGGAGCAATTAGCTTGTTTAGAACAAAATGGTGTAGTAAGGTATCTTACAGGATTGAATGAATTTGCTCCTGAAATAAAAAGATTACCTGAAGAAGAGAGAAACGCTAAAGTAAAGCAAATCAGAACCCATATAGTAGAACTTGAAAAAGAGTTAGCTTCTAATATACTTGATCCAGAAGATTCTGATTTCTGGAATAAAGTTAAATTATTACAACCAAACAATAAAGATTTTTGGAATAAAATTACATTATCATGTGGAAATGATCCTGTTTTTTTAAACCCTGAAGATCCTTATGATAGAATTAAATTACTTGCTATTGAAGCGGGTGGATTTGCTATTGTTGCAAAAAGTTATGAAGATGCAAGATCAAAAGTAAAACCACCAAAGTTTTATTTAGATAAAGCTGAACAAACAGCAGGTATTAAAACTGAATACAAAAAATTGAAAAATAAAGCTCTTGCTGAATTACAAAAACTTTATGATAAAAATAGTACTAAACTATTCTTTATTGCAAAAGCCGTAGATACAGCAAGTGTACAATATAAAAAGAATACACCAAATGACATCATATATGATATGATGGATACACACATTAATGGTAATGGTACTGAAGGTAACAAAGAAAGAGCTGCTAAAGGATTCTTAGAAGCTGTAGCTTTGGATATGGAAACATTAAAAATTAAAGCAATTGTAAAAGATTCTGTATTCTTTAAATATATAGTTACTAAATCTGATGGTCATATTTACCATTCTAAAACAGGTACTGTATTAGGTAGAAATGTTTCAGATGTAGTTGAATTCTTAAAAAATCCTTTACACGAGGATATCCTTAAAGATCTATCAACTGAAGCTGAAAAAATATGGAGCATGTAAAATGTTCCATTTTCTTCTTATATTAATTTAAAAAGAAAACATGTTAAATAGCACAATATCTATAAAAGTAAAGCAAAGACTTAATAAGTTAGATAGCAATGATTATGACAACTTAGAATGTTGGCAGATTGTAGAAGCTTTCAATAAGGCTCAAGTAGAATGGACAAGAAGACAACTTCACGGTATAAACATTGTTAAAGAAGGTGATGAGCAATCCACCAGAAGAATTGATGACCTGCAAGTCTTATTAACGCCTTTGAAACTTGATCCTAAGTTGGAGGACGTTTATTATTTTGATGCTATACCGGATAACTATTTACAGTGGAAAAGGTTAGATGTATATGCTATTAAAGATTGTTGTGATGAGCCAAGAAGAATGAAGACTTATTTAGTTGAAGAGGCTAACATTAATGATCTATTAGCAGATGTATCTAAAAAACCTAGTTTTGAGTGGGCTGAAACATTTGTAACTATTGAAAATAATAGACTAAATGTTTACTCTAACAATACCTTTGAAATAAGTAAAGTTGAATTAACATATTACAGACAACCAAGAAGAATTGAAATCTTAAATTGTGTAGATCCTTATACTAATTTAGTAACAACTATTGATGTTGAATCTGAGTTTAAAGATGATATAATTGAATTAATAATAGATGAGGCGGTAAGTATTCTTGCTGGTGATATTGAATCTAACAATCAATTTTCTAGAGGTACTCAAACAAGTGAAAGAAATAATTAATAATTAATAATTAATAATATAATGGATAAACCTAGAATGTTAAAACGTAGTGTTGATAAAAAAACTGAATCAACATACTACTCTAACACTAATAGTTCAGTTGAATACATGACAGCTGATTGTGTTACTGAATTAATGAATGCTGCTACATCTTTTCACATGCTTCATTTAAAGATTACAGGTTTGGGTAGTTATGCTGCACATACAGCTTTAAATGATCTTTATGATGCTTTACCTGGTCATGCTGATACAATAGCAGAAGGTTTCCAAGGAGCTTCTGAAAAATTACTTGAATGCACGGATGCTGCACCGAGAACTGTAAAAACAGTTGAGGAAGCTATTTCTTATCTAAGAGAACTTTCTTCTAAAATTAGTAAACTGCAAAGTGTTATGCCTTATACAGAAATAGTAAACACCTTAGACACAATCAAAGATTCAATAAATACAGCCAAGTATAAATTAATATTTCTTAAATAATTGTTGTTAATATAATTTTTATTATATTATATGTATATATTTATAAATTAAATTTTTTTTAAAAATGAGTTATTTTAATA